TTACCTAAACAATATTGCAAGGTCGGTATCATTCGATACCGATTTTGCTATTATGGGTGCATAATGCCAAAAGAAACACTCGCATATAATGACGACTTAGTACAAGCTCTTTGCGATTCAATCGCAACAGGAATGTATGTTAACCTCGCTTGCCAATCAGTAGGCATAGGCACATCAACACTTCACGAATGGAAGAAAAAAGGTCAGCAAGGCATAACACCTTATGACAAAGTTTGGAAAAGAATACAGATTGCAGAAGCCAAAGCTATTGAGAGAAGGATTAGAAGAATAGAAGAAGCAGGAGAGAGTGGCTCTTGGCAGGCAGACGCTTGGTACTTAGAGAGAAGATACCCACACTTGTTTGGTAAAAGAGATACAGTTGCTATTGAAAATCAAGATAGTCAAGAAGTTAGACTACGTTGGGCAGACGGTAACTTACTAGACAAAGCTCAAGAAGAAGAATTTGTAGAAGGCGAAGTCATAGAGCCAAAAGGATTAGACAATGGAGAATGAAGATATTAACCAATTGTTTGCTGAGATTATAGAATTTAATAATCTTTACATTGACGCATTAGAAATTAATAAAGATTTAGATGACCCAATTCTTGATGAGTTGGTTGATTTTGAAATACCTGCAGTAGTATTTATTCCAATGATTACAGATATGGGATTGATGTATAGTTCACTTCCAATATCATCAAAAGCATTGGAAACATTTATTACTTGGTTTAAAGCTCAGGAGTAATATGCAATCATCTTTAGATAGTGATGTCTTATCAGGCTTAGATATTCAGTTGCCACCTTTACACTCAGCACAAATGGAAGTTGTAAAGAATATGAAAAGGTTTACTGTTTTATCAGCAGGAAGGCGTTGGGGTAAGACCAAACTTGGTGTTTGGCTTTGTCTTAAATACGCTTGGGAAGGCAAGAGAGCTTGGTGGATTGCACCTTCTTACTCAATGACAAACGAAGCGTGGGCAGATTTACGAAGTATTGGTATCGAATATGGTATTAGAGTAAAAGAAGCAGAGCGAACAATCGTAACTGCTACTGGTGGCTCAGTACAAGTAAGGTCAGCAGATGACCCTATGAAGCTCAGAGGTGCAGGTCTTGACTTTGTTGTTTTAGACGAGTGTGCCTTTATGAAGCCACAAACTTGGGCAGAAGTTATCCGACCTGCCTTAACAGAGAAAAAAGGTAGTGCATTTTTTATAAGCACGCCAAAAGGATATAACTTTTTTGAGAAATTGTACTCAGAAGCAAATGTGCTTGATGATTGGGTCAGATTTACATATCCTACAATAACTAACCCAATTATTGACCCTGCCGAGTTAGAAATGGCAAAACAAGAGATAGGAAGTTTTTTATACGCTCAAGAGTACGAAGCTCAATTTATAGAAGCAAGTGGTGGTTTATTTAAAGCCGATTGGTTTGACCATTACAAAACAGAACAAAGAATAGGAATTGACGAGGAAAAAAATGAAAATACAGAAATTATTTATAAATATAAGGACAAAGAGTGCAGGCTTGAGGATTGCCGTAGATATGCAACTGTTGACCTTGCAACATCAACTAAACAAAGTGCTGACTTCACAGTTATTACTTCGGTGGCAATCACACCTGAAGGCAAGATTCTCATACTGGACATTGACAGACGAAGATTGGAAGCACCTGATTTATTGCCCTTACTACAAAGAAAAGTGGAACAGTTTGACTTGGCGTATGTGGGGATTGAGCGAGCAGGTTACCAGTTGGCGTTTATTCAAATGGCTAAGAGAGAAGGATTAATAGTAAAGTCGCTTAAAGCAGATAGAGATAAGGTATCAAGAGCTTATCCATTGATTGCAAGAATGGAAGCAGGAGACATCTTTTTTCCAAAGAACTCAACGTGGTTTGCTGACGTACAAACAGAGTTGCTAAGGTTTCCTGAAGCAGAGCATGACGATATAGTTGACTCTTTGGCATACGCAGTAATAGAATCAAAAGTACGGAAAAGTATAAAAGTTTTGTAATTTAAGTTAAGATATAAGAGCATAGAGTAGTAATGCCGATAAGGGTTGCGTCCATTACTACTCAAATGCTCACAATGAAGGATAGATATGGCAGAGAGAAGAAGTTTCAGAGAAGTTGTCTTTGGAAGAACACCTGAAGTAAAAAGAACAACAGGATTTAATTTCTTTAGACAAGGAGTTAGTCAGAGAAATACTAACTTTATACAGGGTTATCAAAGTAACGCAGGTCAATTTGATGTAGGTGGACTTGGTAACGGTGCTTCTAACTCAGCAGTAGTATCTTGCTTGCAAGTCTTAGGGACTGCCTTCGGAGAAGCCGAACTAAAAGTTTATCAAACAAACGAAGCAGGGGAGTTAGATGTCCTTCCTAATCATCAACTCACAATGCTTTTTAAAAGACCTAATCCTTATATGTCAGGAGATGTCTTACAAAACTATTTAATACAATCAATGCACATCTCAGGAGACGCTTATCTTCTCAAACAAAAGAATGAAGCAGGACAATTAGTCGCTCTTTATCCTCTTATGCCTGAGAATGTAACTGTTAAAGGTAATGATGAGACTTTAATCTCGCATTATGAATATCAAGTTAAGAATGAAAAAGTAATCCTTGACAGAGATATGATTGCTCACTTCAGGCTTGGACTAGACCCTGAAAACCATAGACAAGGTTTCTCGCCAGTTAAAACATTACTAAGAGAGATTTATGGAGATGAGAGTGCAGGACAAATGGCAACATCAATCCTCGCTAATATGGGTGTCCCTAGCTTTATGATTACACCTAAAGATGAGTATGGCTTAACAGAAGAAGAAGGAGAAGCTATCTCCAAAGCATTCCAACGTAAGACTGGTGGTCAAAACAAAGGTAAACCTTTAGTACTATCAGGTGGCGTGAATGTAGAGAAGTTAGCCTTTAGTCCTAAAGACTTAGAGATTGGAGACTTAAGAGAGTCATTCGAGTCTCGTGTATCTTCTGTACTTGGTGTTCCTTCCATAATCGCAGGATTAGAAGTTGGACTTAAGTATGCTACTTACTCAAACGCTAAAACCTTGCGAGAGTTCTTTACAGAACAAAAGCTCATACCTTTATGGGATATGGTGTCGCAAGAGATAACACATCAGATACTTAAAGTAGATTACCCTAACTCAAGTAACTTAGAAGCTAGATATGATTACACAGATGTAAGAGCTTTACAAACAGATACAAATGAGATTTACGAGAGAATGAACTTAGCAGTCACAGGTGGTTGGGTTACAGTTGCCGAAGCAAGACAAAGTATTGGTTTACCTACTTCTCCTGAGCAAGATGTCTATTTACTTCCTGAAGGTAAGGTTACAATACCTGCCAATATGGTTACAGAGTATAGACCCTCAACAGTTGAACAAGAAGAACAGACTGATGAAGTACCTGAAGCAATAAGCCTCGCAAGTATGCAATCTGTTGAACTCAAAGTAGTTGAGGAGATAGACGGAGAGTATTGTGTGATTACAGAGGAAACAGGTCGCAATATGGGTTGTTACCCTACTAAAGAGTTAGCAGAGATACGACTTCGACAGATAGAGAGATTTAGCGATACACCTAAAGCTATGGTAGGTAAAGATGAATTTACTACCTTAGATGAAGCCGAAGCTAGAGCAGAGGAACTTGGTTGTAATGGTACACACCAACACGATAAGGACGGTAATACTATCTATATGCCTTGTTCTACACACGCTGAGTATGAACAACGCTTAGAAGATAATGACGCAGACTGAGGTTAAAGTATCTGCTCGCATTAAGAAGATACTGCAAGACAAAGTAACAGAACACAACAAAGACAATCCTAAGTACAGAGCAACACTTAGTATGTTAATATCTTGCTTTAACAGAGGTGTAGGGGCTTATAACACCAATCCACAGTCGGTTAGACCCACAGTTACATCTTCTGACCAATGGGCGCTAGCAAGAGTCAATGGACTCTTATACGCTCTAAGGAATGGTAAATACAAGAACAAGCCGTTTGATACAGACTTGCTACCTAGAAACCACCCTCTTAGCTCTAGGAAAAACCTCGCAACAAATTCTACTCCTACTGCTCATACGGTAGATAGGGATAGTAAGAGGAGTACTGATAGTTCTAGTGTATCGTCTACGATACAGTTTCAGTCTGATTTAGGTACTGATACAGAGGAGTTGGGAATGGTCGGGAATGGAGACACAGGCATAAACGGAAACCTTAAAAAAGGAAAATATGATGACCTGAATTTCTCGATACCAAAAGGAGTTAAGACCCAAGCCGAGCAAGGACTGGCACTACGCAAGAAGTTTGGTCGAGGTGGTACAAGCGTTGGATTAGCAACGGCTCGCTATCTTGTCTCCAATACAAAAGCCTCGCCTGAGAAGGTAAGGCACATAGCTAAGTACTTCCCTAGACACGAAGGAGACTTAACTAGCCAAGCTCATAGAGACTACATAGCAGGACGAACTGATAGAGCTACTAACGGTTGGATAGCGTGGAAGCTATGGGGTGGCAGTAGTGGTAGAACTTGGAGTGAGAAGTTAGTACGAGCTATGAACAAGAGAGACGAGAAGGAGAGTAGTGCGTCAGAACTGGTACGGAGACACAACCTAAGACAACAAGCAGACGCAGAGTACAGGTACAACCGTCTCAGTTCAGTAGAGG